AAAACGAAGGCTGCCGCTCTGTTGGTTGTGCCGCAGTAGACTTCGGGAGGGATGGAAGTGGGTCGCCAGCAAATGCGGCCTTGTGCGAATGCACCCCAAGTGTCGTAAATTTTACTGGGCATAGATGAAAGAGCTATAAGGCGAAGGACGATAGAAGTCTTACTGCACTTGTATTGGTATTGGGAAGGTGGAACCAGAATGATCGTCATCCTTGGGGCCGGGATCTCCGGCCTAATGTTGGCAAACCGTCTCCACTCTTCAGGCCGGAGGTTTGCGATTCTTGATAAGGCCGGGCCGATGAAGAGCGGGAACGATCAAGGCTTTTTCTACTCGCACGCCCCGAATCCCTTCACGATAGATCCTCCGTATCAGATCATCTCGGATGCTTGTCCCGGAGGATCGGTCCAGAACTATGCGATGAAAGTCTATGGCGATCCGAAAGCGAACCTTGATTCAAGCTCCTTCGCAAGGTTCGGAGTTGCCGGGAAGATCGAGACAGGCAAAGGCTGGAACTACTCAACCTCAAAGTTAGCAAACCCAATCAACGTCGTCCTCTCCGAAGTCGATTGCGTAGACCTTGACACTCAATGCGTCTACGACACGCAGGGCCGGTGCTGGAAATACTCCTCCCTCCTTTCTACCATCCCTCTCCCGGTCCTCACCAAAATCAGCCTCCATAACAATTCGGCTATCTCGAAACACATCCGGAGTCCACGATTCTGCCACAAGCCCATCTACATCATCCGTGAGGAAGCCCCGGAGAGCCGCTACAATTGGAAGATCGGAGACGAACTCCAAGTTGACTATTGCTCCGAGGGCTGCCACCAGTATTACCGCAGGACCGTCAAACGGCTTGGCCACAAGGTCGTGATCACATCCGAGTACGCAGACGTCCCGACGCATCGGGATTCAATCAAGCTGTTCCCCGGGAAAATCTGGCTTCACGATGACCGGGACAAAGAAGACCTGTCGAAGCTGACCGACTTCCTGATGGAGTACAACGTGACGCTTGCGGGGAGATACGGACAGTGGCGTCCCAAGGGCTTGACGAGTCATGTCTGGGAGGAGTCCGAGGGCCTAGGGGAGCGGCTCCCCTAGGGGGAGGGGAGGGCTAGAATGGGACTTTTCTGCCTACGCAGCCTGCAAATCCCCATTTGGACTGCCATAAATGCCACCTATAGGGATGAAATGGGGTTTGGCGTTCCCCCGGGGGTAAACGGGGGTCAAAAGGCATTTGGACGACTTCTATTGAGAGGGGCTCCCTAGGGGGAGATGGGCGATGGATGAGCTAGCGAGAATCTGGAAGCGACAAGCGGAGTTCAATCGGAACTTCAACCCCAACCTTGGAAGTCTCTCTCAGTCCGAACAGGAAGCCCTGACGAAAGACTTTGTCCTGTACATTCAAGACGAGCTAATGGACTTGCTGAAGAACCTGAGCTGGAAGATGCATCGCCGGGAACGGGCAAGCCTTGTCCACGCGAATATCCGGGAAGAGATCATCGACATCTTCAAGTACTGGAATGGACTCGCCTTGATCTGGAACATCAACGAGAAAGAGTTCATAACCGAATGGGAGCGGAAGACGGAGGTTGTCGAGCAGAAGTATCTTCAGGAGTTCTCGAATCCGTGGGACGCAACGAAGTATTGCGGATGCGCAGTTGTTGACATCGACGGAGTTCTAGCCGACTATATCAAAGGGATCTTTGAGTTCATCTTGGAAAGGACTGGTGTTGAAATCCCTCCTCTCTTGAATGGGCAGGAGTTCTATGCCCACGTTGGCCGCTTCATCGGCCACGAGCGGGCTTATGAACTCAAGCATCAGTTCCGGGAGACGGGAACGGAATCCCAAGGGCTCGATGCGATCCCCGGGGCGCTTGAATTCATGACCGCGCTAAAAGCAGACGGCTATTACATCCTGCTGATGACCGCAAGGCCCTACAAGAAATACAAACGGATCATGGCCGATACGATCTGCTGGCTCCGGAGATTTGGATTCCCCTACCATTCAATCATCTTCGACGAGAACAAGGAAGACCGGATCATCAAGGACTATACGTTTGCGAAGTTTGTCGTTGAGGACACGCTCGAGAATGCCCTGAAGATTGCCTCGAAAGGGATTCAGGTCTATCTTCGGGAGACGACGTACAATCAAGGAGACACAAGAGGGCTGCCCGTTACCCGTTTCAAGGATTTCAAGGAATTACTTGGAGGATCGAATGAGCAAGGCATCATCCGAGAAGCACATCGAGGGCCTGAAGAAAAAGTATTTAGGCATGAAGGACGTCCATAAGTATGGGCAGGTCCTCATCACGGGCTACAACGAAAAAGGGCTTGGTGGTGCAATCGGAAGACGGCTCCATGGCTGCTTCCAGACAACGTTGACGCAGAAGCAGCTTGACGTCCGTTGGGAGCCTGAGAAAATCCGGAAGGCTCTGAAAACTGTTATGGACCCTGTCGATTCAGAGGACGATCTGCCGACGACGACCCTGATCAACTGCGCTGCGATCATGGATCTACAATGGTTTGAGGACTACTCCATCAAGCGGGTCCGGGAGATTATCGAGACGAACATGATCGGGGCGTACAATCTCTCTCAGCAGTTTGTAAAGCTGACGATGAAGTATCCCTGCCGCAAGTACATCGTCCATATTGGAAGCATGGCAGCTCGAGTCCCGCTGAACGGATCGGCCCCGTATTGCATGAGCAAGGCCGGACTCGAGATGATGACGCGGTGTATGGCGTGGGAGTTGGCCCCGAAGAATTACAACGTCCTCTGCATCAACCCGTCGAACATCGACGGAAGCCCGATGGAGGCCGAGACAATCAAGAGAATCCAGAAGCTCCGCAAGATCGGTCAGGAGGCAGCGACCGATTACTGGAGATCCGGGATGATCCGGGATCGGCTCCTGTCGATGGAGGAGATTTCAAAAGTCGTTCAGCTCTTTATCTCCGGGAACTGTTCCTATCTTTCTGGCAACGCAATCAACCTGACGGGAGGACTCCGATGATCAAGCTGATGCTCGTCTATGACGGCCCTGCCGATGAGCGGGCCAAGGTCAATCTCGACCTTGTTGAGAACTGCCGGCAAGCGTTTGAGATCATGCTCAACAAGAACACGGAGCGGAATGACTGTTGGAAGTCCACGGGAATCCTTGGGGCGTTTGTCGAGATCCATTCGATTTACAATCGGCTCCGTGAGATGATCTGGAACCGGACGATGAACACCAAAGATCCGGTGTGGATGAAGGAGCTGATGAACTGCACGATGGACATGCGGAACTTCACTGTCCTGATGGAGCTTGCGGCCCAAGCTAATCTCCCCTACGGGGACGACAAGTATGAGAAGATGCTGGGCTGTACGAAGTGCGGAGCGGATGGGGTTGACTTCCTGAAGAAGGTCCTTGACAAATGAGACTCGGAATCTTGAAGCCGTTCCCGTACAAGAGCCCGGATGGATACGGACTGTTCGGGGGCGTAACGACGCTGTTCAGGCATCATCTCTCGAAAATGTTCAAGGACCATGGGCTTCAGCTTAGGAAGCTCTCGAGGCCTGAAAGTCTCGAGGGCTGCGATGCGCTTCTGATCCCGGTGATCAACAAGCATACGGCATCCAAGGAATGCCGGGATGTTGTACTGGCGGCAATCGACAAGAATATCCCGGTGTCTGCGATCTTGCATGGAGACCAGCACGAATACAATAATTCAAAGACCGCGAACTGCCAGAAGCTCCATGTAATGATCGACAACTTCGCCTATATCGGGAGGGACGACGTTTACCCAAGGTCTGTCCTTGACGGGAGACGTTGGATAAATGTCATACACCCCTTCTACGATATGCCAGAGGAACTCTGGTCCGCAGACCTTGAAGGAGTTTCTTGGGAGAGTCGAAGAGGCTTCTGTTCTTGGACAAGGATCGCAACGTTCAAGTGTTCGCATATGATCCCGAAGATGCTCCCGAAAGGCGAGAAGGTCCATTTCTTCTCCAAGCCCGATGGAGCAGCCTACTGGTACATGAAGGATCGCAGCAAACGGGGAATCCGGTTTGAGAAGCCGCTGAAGGGCTACGAGGATTACAACCGGCTGCTTCCGTACAAGTTTGCCTTTGATCTTTCGGTTCCGGCGGAATTCGAGATGGGGCGGTCGCAGTTTGTCCCGATGGAGGCGATGGCGTTGGGCCACGTCCCCATCTCGTTTGAGGGCTGGAACTACGGCTATGAGGCGATCTGGCTTCCGGACCCCGCATGGACGATTGAGCGGAAGCGTCCGAAGTTCCACGTTAACGAGAAGACCTGCGGAGAAATCGTTAAGGATCAAACGAACACGCGTTATAGGAGGCATCACCACCGGATGGTTCAGAGCAACCATCGGTTTCTTAGAAAGTTCCATGACCCGAAGAGAGTTGCGTACAATTGGTTCAAGTTGATTGGTCTTAGGATTGGAGGATGAAATGGAAACGCTGCGGCCAAAAGTTTTCCTTCAGGGCGATCCGGGGAAGCATTCCTTGGCGAGGATCTATCACGCAAAGAAAATCCAGAGCGAGAGCCTAACGCACGACTACGATGAGATTGAGGCGACGGTCCCAAAAGAGAAGCTCGAGGAAATGTTCCGAACGCTCATCAAGGACAAGCTGTCGCCCTTCTTCAGGTGGGTCAGCCTTGATTGGGTCCTCGAGAATGTCTCGAGGGCCTTACAGCAACAGCTAACCCGGCATACGCTTGGATTCTCGTATTCAATCCAGAGTCTGCGGGTTGTTGCGGTTGAAGACTTTGCGGCTCGAGGGATGTACCATATCCCGGCGACCGTCAAAGACAAGGGGGACTTCCATAAGTCCATGCAAGCAATCGAGGATCGGTACAACCGGATGATTAACCTTGGCGAGACGGTTCAGGACGCCCGGGGAATCCTTCCGTTGAATATCTATTCGACGGTGAGCTTCACCTGTAACCTCCAAGCCTTCATCGACATGATGAACAAGCGGTTCTGCCTGAAGACTCAAGGCGAGTTCCAGCACGTCGCGCTCCTCATGCTCGAGGAGTTCAAGAGAAAGATGCCCGCCGTGATGGCGGAAGCCTTCGGAGAGCCCTGCCGATTCGGACCTTGTATCATGATCCCGGAGAACGAGATGCAGGCCCGGCAGAAAAAGTTTGAAGGGAGATCGAACACCGACCACGTGTGCCCACTTTTTATTGAGCTGAAGGGGTACATGCAATCGGATGAAGAAATTCGGTCGAACGTCGTTGATCATCTTGTTGAGCTTGATCGGAGGGAATAGGATGACAATTTATTGCCCGGGGTGTGGGAAGCGGCTCGAGCCCGAGAAGGGGGCTCTTGAGCGTCATGAGATGAGGGACATGACTCAAGACTCGGGCTATCTTGTTGCGGTCGATATAATCTGCTTTGAACAGCCTGACCGGGTGTTTTCAATATCGGCGGATGAAAACTAGGGAGGGGCGATGGTGAAGACGGTTGGCTGTCCTAAATGTGAGAAGGAGGACGTTGTCGTCCATGATCTCGGAAGTCATCGGACCAGCTACGACTGCAAGAATCTTGGATGTCTTCATAGCTGGATCCTTGGGGCAGACGGCCGCCAAGAGCCAACGGGGCAGTCGGCCGGGGAGATGACCCTTGAACAGATCGAGGAACAGATTGCCGGGAAGGCATGCGAAGCCGTTGAGAATGGTGAGACGAGTACGTACAAGAAGAAGGAGGCGATTGCCGTGAAGAAGCTTGCGAAGGCGAAGGCTGCCGGAGAATGCGGAATCTGCGGGAAGAAGTTCGCTGCCGGCCAATGGTATGCCGACAAGCATGAGGCAAAGTGCAAGGGGAATGTTTATCTGCCGGGCAAGAAAACGACTGGGCCTAAGCTCCCGCCGGATGAGCAGCTGAAGCTTCCGGATGACCCTGTTGGGGCAGCCGTAACGATGCTGAAGGGGGAACGGGACAAGATCATTCAAGCTTTCATCCGGGACAATCCGGAGCTTGCTAGGATCGACAATGCAATCAAGCTTTTGGAAAATGGAAACCCTACCTGAGCTTCAGCGGGGACAAGGACTACATGGAAGTCATCCGGGCAAATGCTCGGCTGAGGCTCTACGCAATCAAAATGGGCTGGGAATACCCGGGCTCCGAAAAACTTATGAAACTGTATCCCCTAACGGATCTCTAGAAATGAAACCCCTCAAGATCATTTTCAAGTTCAAGGTGAAGTTCGATACTGTTCTTTGCTGCTGGCGTTGTAAGGCGAAAATAAAGCCGGGCGAATTCGCCTTTGTTCTTCAGCGGCTTACGGAAACGGATGTCCGGAGAGGATTCATCTGGGACAACGCTTGCGTGGATGAACTCGAGGATTCAAGAGCCAAATGAAAAAGCTAAAGAACAAAGACTTTGTAAACCTCCACGTCCACGATGAGTTCAGCCTCCTCGACGGGGCGGTGAAAGTCAAAGACCTTGTGAAGGGGGCCATCGACAAGGGCCACAAGTACATTGCGACGTCTAACCACGGGTCGATGGACGGGGTGATCAAGTTCAATAACGCTTGCTACGACAAGGAGAAAAAGGAATACAAGATCAAGCCCATCTTCGGCTGCGAGCTGTACATGCTCGAGCATTGGGACAAGAAGGACGATTTAAAGTTCAAGCACAAGAACCTACACCTGATTGCCCATGCGAAGAATGAGAGAGGGTTCAAGAAGCTTTTGATTGGACTCGGCTACGCGAACATCTCCGGGACGGCGAAACGGGGCTGGAGTTCGCGGCCCTTCCTGCCGATGGACTACCCGTTGAAAAATGATTGGGCCGGGGACGTCATCATTCAAACAGGATGCGCCTCAAGCCCATTCTGGAATGCGGAGAAGGGGATTGACCTGCTGGGCCAATACTATGAAGCTTTCAAGGAGGATCTCTACGCAGAGATCATGCCCTTGCACGACCTAGCCCATCAGGGGAATGTAAACACGCTTGCGTTGACGGCCGCCGACGAACTGGGAATCAATCCGATTGCGACGAACGATATCCACTTCCTGTGCGAGAAGGACCACAAGATCCACGATGTCATCCTTGGGATCGGACAGAAGGGGATGACTTGGAATAATCCGAACCGTTGGAAGTTCGACACGCACCTGAACTACATGCGGGACGCCCAAGAGATGTTTGATTCCCTTCAGCTTATGGGGATCGAGCGGGACGTCGCAAGGGCGTCGATCTGGAACACAATGGAAGTTGCGGAGAAGTGTCAGTTCGAAATGAAAAAAGTCCCCGTTGATCTCCCCCGGGTCCTTGAAGAGGGCATCGACGAAACATCCTACCTTATCGACAAGTGCCGGAAGGAACTGGAGAGGCGAGGGCTGAACAAGTCGAAGTACATTAACCGTTGTCATCTGGAACTGGAGGCGATGATCCATGGTGGTTTTGTACGGTATATGCTTCTGGTTGCTGATCTCATTTGCTGGGCAAAATCCAACGACATTCTGGTTGGACACGGACGAGGTTCTGTCGGTGGTAGCCTTGTTGCTTATCTTCTCCGGATCACTGAAGTTGACCCGATTGAACACAATCTCATCTTTGAAAGATTCATCTCGGAAGGCCGTGTAGACCTTCCGGATATTGATATTGACTTTGAGGATCGCAAGCGGCACCTCATTGAAAAGTACCTGAAGGAGAAGTACGGCGAATGGAATGTTGCCCACGTCTCAACCTTCGGGGTCATGAGAGGGAAACAGGCGGTCCGGGATGTCTCGAGACTCTTTGAAGTCCCAAGAGCCGAGGCGGATGGGATGTCGAAGTGTATCCTGATCCGGCCGGAAATGGACGCGAGAGCCTCTTTCAGTATCCTTGACACCGTCGAAGTCTTCGAAGAGGCAAAGAAGTTCAATCAGAAATATCCGCACGTCATCAAGTATGCTTCGAAGATCGAAGGCCAGATCAAGACCTGCGGAGTCCACGCAGCGGGCTATGTCGTCAGCAAGAAGGACCTGAGAGAGGCCGGCAACTGCTATCTTGTAAAAAGAAACGGAAGGCTGACGGTCAACTGGGACAAGGAAGACCTTGAGCAGATGGGCCTAATGAAGCTGGACGTGCTCGGCCTGTCAACCCTGTCGGTCATGAACGAGGCGAGGCGGCTGATCCGGGAGAAGTACGGGAAGGAGCTTGATTACTATACAATCGGGCTCCACGACCCCGACATCTACAAAGAGATCCGGGCGGGGAACACTGTCTGCGCCTTTCAGATCGGATCGAAGGGCCTACAGAAATACTGCAAGGAGCTTGAAGTCTCAGACTTCGAAACATTGGTAGACTCCTCCGCTCTCTGGCGGCCGGGATGCTTGAAGGCCGGGATCACGCAGAAGTACATGCAGATCAAGCTAGGCCGGGAGGAGGCGGAATACTTCAACGACATCCATCGGGACATTACAAAGGCAACCTGCGGGCAGATCATCTACCAAGAACAGATCATGTTCCTGCTGTACAATATGGCTGGCATCCCTTGGAAAACAACCGATCAGGTTCGCAAGGTCATTTCGAAGTCCGAAGGGACGGACAAATGGAAGACCTACAAAAAGATGTACGCCAAGGGCTGCGTCAAAAAGGGGACGATGAAGTATGACGAGGCCGAGGAATTCTTCGACAACCTGAAATTCTTCGGTATCTATGCCTTCAATCGGTCCCACGCTGTTGAGTATGGAATCCTGAGTTACCTGACGATGTGGCTGAAGATCAAGTATCCTCTACAGTTCTTCACGGCCCATCTCAACTTCGGATCGGTCGGTGGGGAAGACGCTGCTTCAGCCGAAGACAAGATCGACATTGCCCTTAAGGAGGCGAAGCGAATGGGGCTCAAGGCGGTGACTCCGGACATCAATAAGTCCGAGGCGGGTTGGACGGTGACAGAATGAAAGAGAAAATTCGGGCGGGCCTCAGTCAAGTCAAGATGTGCGGGGAGACAGCGCAAGAGGCGATCCTGACGGCCCGGGAGCGCTGCGGAGGGGAATTCAAGAACTTCAATCAGTTCATCGACACGATTGACCGCAGGAAAGTCAACGTCCGAGTCGTCAAGATGCTCGTCTACAGTAGCGCCTTTGATAATCTCCTTGGAGAGGAGAAGGCGAAGCTCTGGAAGATGCACTTTGACGAACTGTACCCCTTGCTTGGGACGAAGAAGCTCGAGGCGGTCCTAGACGAGAAGAGAAAATCCATCGAGCAGGACTGGGAGATGAAGCTGGATGAAGTCCTGAACGAGCAAGCCGAGGCCCTCAACTTCAAGACGAGCAACGATATCTTCGGGGAGTATCGGCGGCTTTGTAAGCTTATCATGGAGACGGTCCCTGTTCAGAAGATCAAGGACATCGACAACTCCAAGAAAGACATGAAGCTGAGGAACATCATCGCTCAGGCGACCTCAATCAAGTTCGGATACAAGGAGAGGGCGAAGGCCGCCGGGGAAAAGAAAAATGTTGGTACTGCTGATGCTCTTGGCGGGATCTATGGGAATCTTGATGATGGGACGACCTTCACGATGGGGATTTATTCCCCGAAGCTTTACAAGAAGAGGCGGGAGACGATCCAGAACATTAAGGGCGAAGTGGCGGTGTTTCAAGCGAATGTTCCGTTCGCCCGGAAGCAGAATGTAATGATTGAGGATTTCCGGCTTCTCTCTCAGATCGCAAAGGGAAGGCCGGGGAAGATCGAGCTGCCGATTGTTGGAGGCATAGACAAAGATGGCTTCGAAGAGAGAGAGTGGAAGAAGAAAGTCAAAGCTTGTACCCTGTGCCCATTGCATAAAGGCTGTCACGCGCCTGTTCCGCCGTCAATTGGAAGACTCAATCTCATGGTTCTTGGAGAAGCACCGGGGGAACAAGAGGACCGAGAAGGCCGAGGCTTCATCGGAAAATCCGGACGCTTGTTGTTCGATGAACTCGAGAAGGTTGGTATTAGGCGAAACGATTGTATTGTCGCAAATACTGTTGCGTGCCGCCCGCCAAACAACAAGCTTCCTAATATTACCTACGTCACGAAGTGTCCTTGGGCAACCGAAGCAATCAAAAGATTCCGCCCGAAATTCATCTTAGCATCCGGAAACTCAGCGTTATATTACTTCAGGAAGATTAACAAAGGGATCACGGAGTGGAGCGGGAAAACGGAGTGGAATAACCGAGCGGAAGCTTGGGTCACCTATTGTCTCCACCCCGCGTCGGCTCTCTACGATAGGGCCGCCAATCTCCCGGTCCTCCAGAAAGCCCTGACCGAGTTTGCGACTGTTGTTAGGAATTTCTTGTGACGATCTGCTTCAGACAATGGCCCCGGACGGTTCACTGCGAGTGCGGTTGCACGAGGCAATCCCACCGGACGATTGGCTTGAGGAAAAATCTTGGGCCCTGCCTTCATCACTCGGATTGCCGTCAGTTCAAGCGGGCTCTAGGCTACAAGAAGAATTTCTCGATGGCTGGAATGAAAATAAGGAGCGTCAGGCATGGCTAAGGTGAAGATCCTCATTGACGAGGCCCGGAAGTTCACGATTGATTTCGAGAGCTTCATGATCGACGAGGCTGATCTCGACAACCTTCTATGCCGTCAGCCGGAAGACCACGGCAGATACTGCCGGATTGCGGCTCTCGCAAAGGCAAAGGTTGAGCGGCTTGAATATTCGCTCGAGGAGCTTGAAGCAAATCTCGATACGGCGATCCGGGATGCCAAGAGCAAGTCGAAGGGGAAGGAAGGGGAGGAGAAGATGACGGAGGGCCGGATCAAGCAGCTCATCATCTCCAACCCGACGAGGCTTGCGAAGATCAACGAGCTTCTCGAGGCGAAGGAGCAGCATGAGATTTCTCAGGCCGCCCGGGAAGCGTCAGCCCAGAAGAAGGACTGTCTGATTTCAATTGGAGCTAATAGGAGGGCACAATATGATTCTGAACTGAGCATCAAGAGCAAGCGGAAGCAGTAGAGGTTCTGATTCAATCTAGGAGGATTGCGTGGGTACGGTAAACCTGAAGAAGATGAAGAAGGCCATGCGAGATGTCCAAAAGAAGAAGGACACGCAGGGTCGCTCGTGGTGGAAGCCGGAAGACGGGAAGAACAAAATCCGCATCCTCCCTCCGAAGGGGGATCAGGACACGTTCTACAAGGAAGCGGCGATCCACTACAACATCGGGGATCAGGGCCTAGCCTGTCCGAAGGACATCGGCAAGGCCTGCCCTGCCTGTGAGGCAGTCGGCAAGTTGTTCAAGTCGAAGGACCCCGGGGATATTGAACTGGCCCGGTCGATCAAGGCGAAGAAGCAGTATTACTACAACATCATCGACCGCAAGGCCGGGGACAATGTCTCTCAGGTGTTCAAGTCGGGTCCGCAGATTTACGACCAGATTCTGTCGTACTTCGCGGACGATGAATGGGGGGATATCTCGGACCCCCAGCGGGGCTACGACATCATCATCGAGAAAAGCGGAGAAGGGCTGGACACCAAGTACGCTGTCCGTACTGCGAAAGATCCGAGCCCGGTAAACAGAGTGGAGAAGATCATGAAGAACGCGGCTGATCTGGAGGGTCTGGTTGAATATCCGGACCCCGAGGACATCATCATGGCCATGGAAGGCGGCTCCTCAGACAAGGAAGATGAGGACGACGACGAGGAGGATGACGACGAGGAGGACGACGAGCCCAAGGCCAAGAAGAAGAAGTCGAAGGACAAGGACAAGAAGAAGAAATCCAAAAAGGAGGATGACGATGACGACGAGGACGACGATGAAGACGAAGAAGATGAAGAGGACGATGACGACGATGATGAAGAAGACGAAGACGATGATGAGTCTTCTTCAAAGAGCAAAAAGGACAAGAAGTCAAAGAAGTCCAAGAAATCCAAGTCCAAAGATGATGATGAGGATGAGGACGACGATGACGATGATGAAGACGACGACGGAGATGATGACGACGATGATGACGATGATGATGGAGATGATGACGACGAAGAAGACGACAAAAAGGACAGCGTAAAGAAAAAGAAGAAGTCCAAGGACGACAAGAAGAAAAAGAAGAAGTCCAAGGACGACGAGGACGAGGACGAAGACGAAGACGACGAGGATGAGGAGGACGACGAGGAGGAGGAGGAGGAAGACGAGGACGAAGACGACGAGGACGAAAAGCCCTCCAAGAAGTCCAAGAAGGACAAGAAGTCGAAGAAATCCAAGTCCAAGGATGACGACGAGGACGAAGAGGACGACGACGAAGACGAGGACGACGAGGAGGATGATGACGAGGAAGAGGAGGACGAAGACGAAGACGACGATGAGGACGACAAGAAGTCCTCAAAGAAGGACAAGAGCGGCGGCAAAAAGGACGTGAAGGACGCTCTTGAACGTCTCCGGAAGATGAAGAAGAAGTAACTAACTTGTTCATCCTCTAATCGAGTGGGACGGGGCAACTTGTAATCCCGTCCCACTTCTTAGGAGATGAAGATGAAAAAATACGAGTACAAGATTTTTTCGACGCTTGCGATTCCGTCCGAGCACGAGGATCCAGAGTCTTACCTGAATGTCCTTGGTCGAGAGGGATGGCAGATTGTGGCTTCTTCGGCCCCGTTCACGCTTTTCATGATGCGCGAGGTTAATAATGAAGCGACGCAAGAAGAGGTTCCCGCGCCTGTTCAAGATGAAAAGCAAACTGAGCGAGAAGATCCGAAACGTCATAAAGGGTCTGGGCCAGCCCCCTTCAATCAAATGGGTAAGGACCGGAATCCACGCGCTTGATCTGATGCTTGGTGGGGGAATCCCGCTAGGCCGGATCATCGAGTTGTATGGCGACGAGTCAACGGGCAAGTCGCTGTTGGCTTGGATGATCGCAGCGGCATGGCAACGTCGGGGCGGGGTTGTTGTCGTCTTCGATACTGAGGCGACCGCTCCGAAGAAGTTCATGAAGCGGGTCGGGCTAAACATCGAAGAGATCATCTACCGGAGGCCCGCCACCATTGAGGATCTGGAAAACGAGCTGTTGCTGCTGATCAACGTCCTGACGAAGGCCGATCCCGAGGCGAACATCCTTTTCATTCACGACTCGATTGCGGCAACCTCGAGCAAAGGGGAGTGGGAGTATGACAAGAAAAACAAGATGCTCATCCCGAAAGAAACCGAAATGGCCGCGAGAGCAAGAGCTATGTCGAGACTTATGCGCCACTGTGCGGCGGTCATCTCAAAGCATAATGCCGTATATATTGGCGTCAATCAAGTCCGAGATAAAATCGGGGTCATGTTCGGAGAGAAGACTACGACGCCAGGGGGTCGTGCGATTAAGTTTCATGCCTCCATCCGTCTTCAGCTCAATCGCGGCGGGAGAATTGACGTTGAGGGCCAACGTCCGGTTGGAGTTATTTGTAATGCATTCGTCAAGAAAAATAAATGCGCCGAGCCGTTCAGGAAAGCCCCGTTGCGGATCATCTGGAAGAAGGGCTTTGACGAGTGGGCGGGGCTTGCGGAAGTCCTAGAGGAGTCGGGCCGGATTCAAGCCGCAGGGAAAGCGGGCTATTTCAAGTTCAACAACATCCGGTTTCGTCGGAAGAACCTGCCGATCATTGTAAAGAAGCGCAAAGAGCTATTGGAGGACCTGCTGTGACCGAGAGAGACAGAATGGCGTTTGCGATCTACGCAGCGAGAATCTCAAAGCTACCAGAGGGGATGAATTCTTGGGCCCCAAACGATCTTAAATATGAGGCCATCGCAAGTCTCCAAGCGGCCGATATTTTCCTTGAGCATTCAAGCAAGTGTATTGATCCTGCCCTAAAGCCTGAGCAGCCTTCAAGGAAAGGGCCGGTTGGTGGCTAAGTTCAAACTGTTTTCCGATTCCCACATCCACCCGTGGACCGCCTTTGCGCGGCTCACGAAGAAGGGCGTCAACACCCGTCTAACCGAGATCCTAGAGGCGGTCGGGAGGATTATCCAAGACGCTCACGAGGAAAGCTGCGATGCGATCCTCTTCAGTGGGGATCTGTTCCATGTCCCGAAAATCGACGCCGTGACGATGGACCTGACGGCAACCCTCTTGAGGCTGTCGAAGATCCCCATCATCATGATCCCCGGGAACCACGACGAAGCTTCGAAGATGTCCCGGTTCCATACCTTGAGGAGTCTCCATGGATCTGCTGGATGTGTTGTTCTCGATAGACGAGAAGGGCAGACGACTACAATCGCAGGGACGAAGATTTCTGGGATTCCTTACACGACAAATCCCAAGCGTTTTCTGGATTGCCTTCGGGGCGTTTATGGGTCTACTGTTGTACTCTGTCATACAGGCTTCGCTGGAGCTACTGCTGGGTTTGATTACATTGCCGACATGAAGAACTTTGTCCAGCCGGGGAAGCTGGGCTTGAAGGATTCAAAGATCCAACTGTTAATTGCGGGGCATTTCCACCAGCCCCAACTGATGTCTCCGGGAGATGGGTATGAGTCTCATAAGGTTTCTGAAATCTATACTCCAAAGAGCTACGCGGGCGGGTCTATCCTCATTCCAGGTGCTCCTGTACACCATAATTTTGGAGACGTCGGAAGTCGTCGAGGCTCTTGGACCCTCTCCACAACCGACAACACCCTCCGATTCGTTCCGGGAGTTTACTCTGAGTTTGTTCGGGTTGAATTCGTTCCTGGTAAAGTCAATAGATTTGTCCGCCGGATACGGGGGAACTACGTTGCCTGCAAGGTTTCTGAAGCGGTACATGTTAAGGATGTACATGAAATCCTTCAGGCGGAAGCAAAGGGCTTCACTCTTAGCTTGGAGGAAGGCGATAAAGAGAATGCCGCTAATAATCGGCCACGGCTCCGATTGGAAGATCGTCAAGACCGGACCCTTACACGGTACATTAAGCGTAGCAAGCCTGAAGGCCATTCGGTCAAGAGTCTTCTACGGGCAGGGCTCAAACTAATCCAAGAGGCAGAGGCTCTGTGAGCTACTCAAATAAACAAATCGAACAAGAGAACAAGGACTGCGGGTGTGCTTGCCACAGCCTTCCTGCAATCCTTCTTAGTCATTTCTGCACGGCCTGTCGTGAGATTCATGGCTCCCGCCTTCGCCTCAAGCTTGGGGAGCTACAGCTTGAATACAAGAAGCTGAATGAAGAATTCGTTCACGCCCACACCGCCTCCGCTTCCCTGAAGACGAAGATCCATGACCTCCTGTCTTGGGTCCGGGATTCGGCGGGCTCTAAGGATCACCCGCCGCATGACAAAAAGAATCCGGCGACGGCCTGTGCGTTCTGCACCTGCGCAACCGAGATCCTTGAGATCGTAAAGACAAATAAGATCGGAGACAACATCATCCGGATGATCCGTCAGCGTCACGAGGTCTTGAAAATCTTCGAAGCGATGGAGAAGGCAAAGGCGCTTCGATGCGACAACTGCGATGACGGGAAGACCTTGATGCCTTGTATCTGCGAGGAACTTGAGATGGCGAGGCTCGAGGTTCAAGAAGCCTTTGAAAATCTGGTAACGATGATTAGGGATACGAAACTTGACGAATGACGAAGAGCCCTCTTATGAGCGTTGGTCGAAGAAGAAGAGGAAGAAATGGCTAAGAAAGTTGGAAGACCGCCGGGCCTTCTACCAAAAGAATCCCCTGAAGTGTCCCCACCAATGGCACCAGAACGATATAACCGTCCGGGGCAAACAGGTCCCCTCAAAACTTCATTGTTTTATCTGTCAGACAAGCATCAAGTCGGGGGACTCTGGGACGATGGCGCTGTATGGAGTAATCCGCCCCCGGTTAATTGCCGCTCCACAATCTCCTTCCGCGAGATTTCCAAGGACATTGGAGTACCGAAGGAAGCTAACTCGGAGGCTGTTAAGGAAGCTCTCCAAAGGCATCTTGAGCGTGAAGGGAGCTTACAGAAGGTGGCTGAAGAAATTAGGCAGGTTGTCAACTCCCAAGCGCTGGAAAAAATGGAGGAGATTATGTCGGAAGGCGGGCCTGCTCAAGAAATCATCCCATGCGTGACGAGGCACTGCGATGCCGATGAGCACGAGAACTGCGCGGGCTTCTACGAAAAGATGCGCGAGAAGACGGGGAACATTGTCTCCGTAAATTGTATCTGCGACTGCCACGAGAAAAGGGAGCTGGTTCAGAATGCATTTCTCGGGAAACTCGGAGAGTACGAGAAGTATGACGTGACGAATCCAATGCCCCTTCGGGAGCTTGAGAAGCTTCTTGCTAAGCTTGGGTTTAGGGCATGCATTGCGAGCAAGCGTGTTGGCGTCAACAGACCCGGAGAAGTCCGTGTCGCGGTTGACTTGAGAATCGAATACGTTGAGAAGAGCTGGGCCGACATGGACAAGCATCTAGACTAATGAAATTCCTTTCGATCCGAGTCCAGAACTTCATGAGCATCCGCAAGCTCAAGCTCAAGCTTGCGAACCGGGGGATCATCCTCATGACGGGGAGGAATCTTGATAATCCCTCTTCGAACAGTAACGGCTCCGGGAAATCCTCCTTGTGGGACGCCCTGATCTGGGCGCTGTACGGGAGAGTCCTGAGAGACGACGTTGGAGCTGATGATGTTATCAACGAGCGTTCAACGGGAGGCTGTGCTGTAACAGTACGGATCAAGGATGATGACGGACGTGTTTGGACTGTATTTCGTTCTCGCGGAGTTAAGTCTAGCCCTTCTCTTGACTTGCGTTGTAATGATCGAGACGCTGGATCGGCTGCCTCCGCAGCGACTCAGGACAAGATTAATAATCTGCTCGGCACTGACTTTTATACTTTTGCTTCTTCTATCCTCTTTGGTCAAGATAGTCTCCGCTTTGCGACCCTGACGGACCGGGAGAAGAAGACGGTTCTTGAACGGCTGCTCGGGCTAGACTTGTACGAGAAAGCCTACAAGCTGGTCTGCAGTAAAATCTCTGCTCAGAAAATGATCCTCGAGCTTCAGAAAGCTTCTTGGCTCCATGCCCTTGAAGAGATCAAAGAACTCGAGGCGAAGCTGGTTGACAACGAAGAGAAGAACCGTCAGGAGAGAAAGCAGATCAAAGCGAATCTCCGGACGCTAAAGAAATCATTGAGAGAGAAGAAGGCGGAACATGAAAGACTCCAAGCTGAGGTTGAAAAGGGTGAACTGCGGGAAGCCAAACTGCTTCGGCTGCAAAACGAAAAACGAGATGCTCAAGCGGAAGCGGCCCGTTCGAAAGACCTCTACGAAGAATACAACGAAGAGGAAGCGACTCTCCGAGAACATTTACATGATGTTCTGCATGAAAGAGGCTCTCTCTGTCCTACCTGTGGTCAGGAGATGGATCGAGAGGGCCGAGCTAAAGCAAAGTCAGAACTTAAAACTAGACTTGGGGCTCTCCGAGGCAAGGCTGAAGCTATGGAGCGCCGCTATCGACGCCATCGCAAGATTGGAGCTAGACTTAAAAGACGTCTGGAAAAATCTGGATGGCCGAATGAGCTCGCCGGACTTCGAGCAGATTGTTCAAAAGCTGGAGCATCGGTATCCGCCCTACGAACAACTTTCCAATACACAAAAAAGAATCGACCTGTTTCTTCGCAGTCAATCGCAGACCTTGAAGAGCAGATCAAGAAGCTCAAAAGCAAAGCAACCAGCGACAACGAAGAAATAACGAAGGCCAAGCGGTTGTACGAGAAGAGAAAATACTGGCAGCAGGGATTCTCTCCCGTTGGAATCCGCTCCTTCATCCTCGATGGGGTCGTCCCCTTCCTGAATGAGCGGGCAAACCACTATGCGTCGATCCTGACGGACGGGAGAATCCGGATTGGCTTTGATACGGTTACCAAGCTCAAGAACGGAGAGTACAAGGAGAAGTTTGCCGTCAAGGCAACCAACTCGGACGGTTCAAGTATCTATGGAGGGAACTCCGCTGGAGAACGACAGCGCGTGGATCTCTGTGTCGCCCTTGCCCTCAAAGACCTCGCCCGCAGCAGGTCGAAGAACAACCTTGATCTCATGGTATTCGATGAAGCCTTTGAGCGCCTTGACGAGGCGGGAAGCGAACGGGTGATAACGCTTCTCAACGAAGAGCGGAAGAACTTTGGCTCTTGCTTTGTCATCTCCCATACGGACGCGCTCAAGCAATACTTCACGGAGCGGGTTGAGGTTGTAAAAGAAGATGGGCATACGAGGCTTGAACGACATGTATGATCACACGGACAAGAACGACGCAAAGCAGCTGATCGAGTGGATCAAGGCCAACCACATTGCGCTCGATACAAATGTCCACCGCCTTCTTGAGGAAACGCCCCGGTACATCACGGAATGCATCCGGCGACTCTCCTTCAGACATCTTGAAATCTCCGTCGATGACCTAATGGAACTGTGTGCGAGGATAAAGGATGCCTGATAAAGTCAAGAAGCTCTGGATCAGGCTCAACGGGAAGGGAGATTGGAGAGGCGACCAGAACGGAGAGCCGGGATTCAAGCCGCCAAAATGGAAAAGGAAGAAAGGCGGATGGATTCGGGCAAGCCTGAACTGGCATACTCCGAACAAACAAGGGATGGGCCGGAATAAGGGGAACACTCATGAGCGAGAGACGGCAAGAATCCTTAGCCGTTGGATCTTTGGTAAGCGCCAGTATCTCAAGAGAACACCTCTGTCTGGTGGTTGGTCGTCTTCGAAGATGGGAGATGTTTGTCTTGACCCGGAGATTGCGCGCCAGCACGGGATCAAAGATCCACCGATGTATGTTGAGTGCCGGAACTACAAGGATGTTCTTCAGTACAACCTTCTGAGCTGGTCGGTCTGGGGAACTCCAAAGATTTACTCGGAGTGGGTCAAAGAGGTTGAGGCGAAATGCGATGGCCGCCTTCCCCTGCTTGTAATGAAGGGGAAAGGGACCGATGCTTGGATCTTGATTCTCGAGCGTTGGATCCCTGAAGGGTTCTTCTACAAGAGGCAGTTGAACCGGGTGGCGGCGATTTTCAATACTAAGGAGTATGGCAAGGTACATATGCTTCCACTCAAGCGAGTGAGAAGTCTTGGTGATGGAGAGAGCTTCTTTGAAAATTGGGTGAAGGATGGGGGTCCTGCTAAGCTCCGAAGACTTGCGTCAGGCTCTGGGAAGGCTAATAACTAGACCGAGTTCAATCGAGGAACTGCTCGTGCTCTGCGAACCGATTGTTGAGATAACCTCAAAGAGATTCCCAATCTATATGAGGGATGATCTCAAACAAGAGATCCGGATTGACTTTGCGAACAAAGCCCCGGCGCTCGCTCAGGACTTCAAGAACGGCGGGATCAAAGACGTGATGAGCTATGTCTTCCGGGTGTTCTCGAATGCGGCCAACGACTATGCCCAGACTGAAATCAACATCGAGTGTAAGCTGGTCCGCATCGATGATATCCAGCTCGAGGTTGCGCTGTTCCCAAAGACCTATGAGAAGTCGAAGATCATTAAGAAGATCCAGAACGCGCTCGAACACTTCTACAAGGCTCGCTACCCGGAGGACGGCTACGCAGAGCGAGCGAGCCGATTTGCCTACATCATGTTGGCCGGCAAGCGTCCGAACATGACAACGAACAACCTTCAGCGGTTCTTCAATGGGAACCGGATTCACGCCCAGCTCGCCTATACAACGGCGCTGATCATGATCAAGAGGCTCCTTGAGGTCAACGGTGGGGTCGAATGAAAATCGTCGAAGACCGCTACGATGAAGAGCTTGGCGTCAGCCTGACAGACTTCATCTGTTACCAGAATGCCCGCTCGAGCCTGAATGAAATCAAGGCTTGGCTTGGAGAGGCGAAGTTTCTGGAGATGCTGAATCTGTTCGCAGGATCGTATCTCCTGATCCCAACGACAAAATCCCTAATGGCGAACATGTACGACTACATGGCGGCGCTCGCTTGCGCCCGGATAAAGATTGCGAAGAAGGATAAGGACTTCAAGCGTTGGGCCCAACAGGAACAGATCCTCAACAAGATCGCCAAGCGGACAAAGCGGACCTACCGCTATGTCCATTCAAGAGCGGTCGGGACGATGAGGAAAATCGAGAAGGTCAAAGAGTGGTCAAAGAAGATGGATATCTGGGTTAAGAAACATTTAACGGAGGAAGGCAATGGAAGCGACAAAGGTTGTTGAGGCCCTGAAGAAGTCAATCGCCTTGCTAGACGAGGAGGACAAGGCGCTCGCTCCGATGCTCGAGGAAGCGATCAAGTGCATCGGGCTCTGCCTCGCCTGTCAGGGGCGCGGCGTTCAGTATTACACGAACCACAACCGGCAAGGCGGCCACCGGATGCGGAACCTTCGCGGAGGCGGGGCGTTGTACGAGTATCCCTGTAACAAGTGTGATGGGGCGGGCCAGCGCCTTGAAGTCCTCTGCGCGAGCTGTCAGAAGAAGTTCAGCCCGGCTCCCCGTCCGCGCCTGACGCAGGTTGATATTGTCTTCATGGATGATCTCTGCGACAACTGTTTCGGCAGCCGTGAGATCAAGTCCGGGCTTGTCCCGCTGGATCAGCCGAAGCCAACCGACGAGACGAAGAAGCTCGAGGCCGTGCCCACTCCCGTCAAGAATGAAAATCAGGGCCCCAAGACGAAAGGGGGAAAGCGGTGAGTGAAGAACTGCCGGACCTCACATTCAAGCTGTACAGCAAAACGGCTCTTGAGGTTTCTCGGTATCCATCCGTTAACCCTCCGATCCCGTTGCTTGGCCTTGGAGGAGAGGGCGGTGAAGTTGCCGAGGCGCTCGTTCAGGCCCTAATGGTTTGCGCTTCGACAGGGAGAATCCAAGAAGAATACAAGAAGATGATCCGGGATCAGGGCAACGAGATGACCAAGGCAAAGCGTCAGGCCCTGATCAAGGAACTTGGAGATGTTCTCTGGTACGTCAATGCGCTCGGCCGTGAGATCGGAACAACGTTGGAAGAGATTGCGAGAACGAATGTCGAAAAGCTCATGGCAAGGAAACAGGCCGGGACTCTCCATGGAAGCGGATCTGATCGCTGAGGAGGATACGGAAGTGGACGGCGTTGTAGAAAGGTTCCTGGGCAAGTACTGGTACCTGAGCAACTTCTATCCTTCTCAGGTTGTCTATGACGAGGTATGTTATCCAACCTCTGAGCACGCCTATCAAGCGGCAAAGACCCTCAACCCCAAGACGAGGGACTTCATGCGGAAGATGATCACGCCGAAGCAGGCCAAGATGGCCGGCAATGGAATCAAGCTTCGGCCGAACTGGGAGGCGATGAAGCATCAGGTCATGTTCGACATTGTCCTCAAGAAGTTCTGCTCAGCGCCTTACCTCTTGGACAGGCTCTTGAAGACAGAAGGACTTCAGCTTGTCGAGGGGAATCTCTGGCATGACAATCATTGGGGAACCTGTCATTGCCGCAAGACCGGATGCGGGAACGGAGAGAACTGGCTTGGAAAGATCCTGATGAAGGTCCGCGACGAGATCATCCAAGTCTACGAAGGCGGGAAGCTCGTCAAGAGGCCCGTGACTTGCCCGCTCGAGGGCGTGAAGGGGCCATATGAAAATTGAGCATAACCTGTCAAAGCGCTGCTTGAAGACTTTACAGAAAGTCCGGGACAAGGAAGCGGTTAGTATTTCATCTCCATATCTTATGAGAGTCATGAAGCTTGGACTTGTTCTCTATCATGAGAACAAAGGCTTCTTCTCAATTACGACCAAAGGAATAATGACGCTCCTTAGATATGAAGAGGTTCCAATCGAGAGGCAGATGACTCATGTTGTTGAGAGCTATTTTGCTCCGAGGGTGAAATCCAAAAGAAGAAGAAGGAAGCCTGTTCGGCCCTTCCCCTGCGAGCTAAGCTATCGCTACCGAGGCTGATACGGCGTTTTGGGCCAATACGGCCGAGCAAACGCCTATTTGCAGTGCTTTAAACAGTAGCTGCACGCATCTTTTTTAGAATGACCGCTTTACCGAGGGTAAATGGGGCTGAAATGCCCTTCGGAGGACTTCTAGCCCCTAGGGGCCGGATAAGGCGAATGAAAATCAAGGATAAGCAGGAGGCATACGCGGCTTACGAGAAGCTGTTGTTTGGTAACAAGTTGAAGACATGGAACAGCATTGAAGAAATGGTAGACTCGGGCTGGGACAAGAATGTTGCGGTGCGATATCAAGTCCCGCAGAGTCGCTACACCAACTATGGCCTGAGCGTTGCGGAGGCCATCGCCCACGTTCGGGTCTGTATGGACGACGGAGCGAATGAAAATCTCTTCCGCTTCAACGAAGCGGCTCCGGACGACAAGATCCTCTTTCAGGGAGAGCTGACGAGGAACCATCAGGGCCTGATCCTGTCGTGGAGCCCGGCGTTCACGATGCATCGGTTTGCGATGAAAGACCCGTGGCTTGCTATTGGGATCTCCGCGATGATTGCGTTGAGGAAACATTGTACGCCGTCAAGTTACGACGACCTGATGGACTTGCTTTACCTGTATGAAGATTCAATCATCGAGTTCAGTGTGTACGAGCGTGAGCTTGGCTGGACTCGAGGCCGGAATACGGTCATCTGGGAAGTGAGGGACTACTGAATGGCCCAATATTGGATTGCGTATGGATCGGCTGCTTTCGTGGTTATGCTTGCCGTCCTCATCTGCAGACTTATGATGGAGCTTTGTAAAGAGTACAGGACCTTTGATTGGGAAGATTACATCCTTCTCGTCTTTGTCCCTTCTGTTGTGGCGGGGCTATTCTGGCCGGTCTTCATCTTCCTTGTAATAATGAAGGGGCTGCTTACAAGGATCATCGATGGCCGGAGACTTGCGAAGATGGAGCCTGAGAACAGTCACGATGGTAGGAGGGTTGATGGCAAGTAAGCATATCCCCGAAGAGCTGTACAGCAAGATCCACGCAGAGATGCCGATTGCTTGTATTGACTTGATGGTCGTTAATGGTAATCGGGTCTTGCTCCTCGAGCGGCTCCGAGAGCCCGACAAAGGCAAGTACTGGTGCCCGGGCGGGAGGATTCAGAAGGGCGAGAACTTTGAAACATCCGCCTATCGAATCCTCTACGAAGAGACGAGAATGAAAATCGCCAAGCTCGAGTTCATGGGCCCGTCCAACTGCGTCTTTCAGAAAGACCCCTTTGGTCACGGTAAGAGGACGCACACGGTCAGCTTTGTCTTTGCCTGTAAACCAGAGAACTACGAAGGGATCCATCTGGACGAGGATCATCGGAGCTTTCACTGGTGGAGGCCCGGCGAGATGACCGAGATCCCCGTAGCCGAGGGCGTGAAGCGGCTTGCTTGGGATACGGTCTACAACTTGAACCTGATGAGGACGCTTTGATCATCAACTGTCGCCCCGTCAAGCTGGTTGGCCCGATGACGGCAGCGTTCAACTTCCAGAAGATTGAATGCGAGGGCTGTCGAAAGGCTTGGAAGCTTTACAAGAAGTCCGTCAAGCTGGCCAAGAAGGGAATCAAGCGGCAGGACTGGCTGCGAATCCTTTCCGCCAAAGCGCTTTATGAGGATCGGACGAATCATGCTGATGATGAGAGACAGTGCCCGCTGATCATCGTCATCGGGAGAGCCCGGCGCCAGAAGCAGTTCATCTGTTGGAACTGCGAGAAGACGCTGTACGCAAGCTGGTCCCGGTATTCAGAGAGCGTCTTCTGTCGGTACTGCTTTGCGACCCTCTTCAATGACTGGATTGACGGGAAGATCAACGTCAAAGAAGCCCAAGCGATGTTCACGCTTAGAAGTCAAGAGCCCTACATGTCGCCCGGACTCTGGGATGAGTTCCGTTGGGACAAGGAGAAGGACAAGATGGTCCCGAGGAGAAAGAAGAATGGGTAGCTGCGCGAGGACGGGCCAGTG